ACGGTTTGGTTTGCTCCGCCGTCTACGGTGAACCCGCCGTCTGTAGTGTTATCGATAATCGAAACGGTGCGACTGTAGGTGCTATCGTTACTCGCTTTTAGGTTATTAGAGGCAGAGCCTGCGCTTCCGGTTGCCGTATCGTTTGTCGCTGTTACTGTGCTGCGAACATAATACGTGCCAGCCGCAACATTATTGAATGTGGCCGTATAAATAAGCTCTTTGTTAGCGTTAAGCGCACCGCTACCTGCCAAGGGAACTGCTGTACCTAAGTAAGTGCCAGATTCGGCATCGTAAGAGGTAGCCGTTTCAACATTTATCTGCGTCGATGTCGGGGTAGCCGAGTCAATTACTTTTGTATAGGTTTGGTTTTGGCTGCTAGTAAATGCTCCGCCCGAGGTTGCGCTATAACCTACTAACAAATTAACGCTTTGTAGCAGCTCGTTTTCTGCCGCAGTCCTAGCCGCTGCGTCAGTTGCAGCAAACTCTGCCCCGTACCAGAAACACGTAATTCTAACCTTGATCTGTATGTTGGACGTTTGGCTTAACGTGATCTGAATGTCATCTGTGTCGCCAGTTAGCGACTCTGCGTATTCGGTTACCTTTGCCGATTCACCGGACCCTGCTGCAATCTGTGTAATCGCCAAAGGCTCAAAGCCATCTGCCGTAGAAAACAGGATATTGTTGTTGGCGTCGGTTAAAATGAAGTTGGTCGCTACTACCTGGCCTTGGCTATCGACCCTAAATGTACCTAAAGCCGGATTATCCGATCCAGCCCAAAACCGATAAGCCTCAGTGCCGCTTAGTGCTGCTGTGTTAGACCCTGAACCAGCGGTAATTGACCCTTGAATATTTAGATTGACCTCGGTAGCTGTCGGATCAAACGACAGCACGTTCTGCGTACCGTCGCTAATTGCTATCTTGCCATCGCTTGTAAGAATAAATCCGGCAGTAGTAGCGCTTGGAAAAGTAGATTTGGACCCGCTGTATAACGCTGAGGAATCGATGTTGATACCCGCAACGCTTCCAGCGGTAAGCGCTAAATCAACGCCCGTATCGCCATCCTGTATTGCGGTTGATCCAGCCTGCGCGCCTGACTCAACGTCACTTGCTGTTGTTCCGCCGATTGTTGCGGTTGAATCGACTGTGCCAGTTAAAGTCCCGCCCAAGATTGTTGCAGTTGAATCTTGGTTTGCAGTATCCGCCGCTTCAAGGCTAGTTTGAACACTCGTCTCTAAATCCGATTTTGGAATAGTAATACCGGATAAGGATAATGATGTTGCAGTGATGGCACCTGTAACCGATAGATTGCTGCCATCGAACAGTATGTTGTCTGTGGCGTTACCTACCACAAACTTTCCGCCAGTTAGATCGAAGAATGATCCTGATTCCGCATTTGTTGGCGCTGCGTCAGCGTCAGGAATAGTGCCGCCTTTTAGTGTGCCTGCTGTGATAGCCCCAAGGTCAGCATTAATGGCCGCTAGATTTTCTGTATAAATGTTGTCCGCCACAATCGTAGGGGAATCCATTTTCAACACAGATAGATCTTTGACCGATAGGGTTGTCGTTGTTGCGCCGTTCGACCAGTTGAGTATTCGCAATCCAGCATATTTTGCTGAAGCGTTTAGTCGAACATAAGGGTAACTAGAAAAACCAGTCCACGCCCTTGGCGAATGCTCAGGAACGTCATCAATATTTACATTCGCACCAAGAAGAAACACCTTAAATGATTCATACGATGTGGTAATTGAAGTAATTTCCAAGAGGTAAGCATTATCAGTAGATGTGTCAGCCGTCCTAGTCTTGTCCCATCTATCGAAGGTCAACGGTGTTGTCTGAGCTTTTTCGTTATCCCCGAAATCTGAATCACTTGCGATTGCTGAGGTTGACTGCGTTACGCCAAGATATCCTCGGCCTAACGCAACATTTTTTTTCATTGATCCGCGAATTACATAGATCGCGTTGTGGTCAACCTCGAATCCCTCAGATCTTATTGCTCTGTTGTTGTCATTTGTAATTTCCAGAGCGCCAGCATTGTGCTGAACTGTAATTCCAGTGCCAACGCTGACCGCTGTTCCATCTTCGTCATAGCCGCCCCACCTGTTAACGTTGCCAGTTATGGTGACGGGGTTGACTTCTGATATAGCGCCTAAAGCTATTTTGGACGGAGTGATCTGCCCAGACCCAATATTTCCGGCCTGCAAACTACCAGTGACGTTAGCTCCATTAAAAGTAAGGCTTGTGGAAGCGTCTATTGACCCAGTGATGGTGGCAGAGGTCGCAGTAAGCGCCCCGGCTTGTGTTACGCTAAACGGAGCCGATGCGAAAGCAGCGTTGCCTAGATATATGCCGTTGCTATCGGCTTTAAATATATTGTTTCCTGTACCGATTGCAATCGTTCCAGAAAAATCTCCATCAACGCCAGACAGCGTACCGCTAACGGTAAGCGTTCCGTCTATATATTTGAGGTAATCAGTTGAATTACCAACGCCAAACGTATAACTGCCGTTCCCGGAATTCGCTGATGCGTTCCATCCCAAGAAGAAGCCTGCATCTGCATCGCTTTCGGAATCCTTGCCAATGCTTCTGATGGCACCGCCACCATTGATCGTAAGTCCGCCTTCGACAATTGTTATATCGGTCTCTAGGCCCGAGGTAGTGACGGCAGCACCTGTAGTAGATGCAGTGGCATCAGTTAAGTCTGTAACAATGTTGTCATTAGCATCTAAGGTAATACCTACCTGAGGGTCGGCTACGTTGTCCCAGCTTACCGATATCGAAGTGATGGTAACTTCAATACCTTGAGTTGAGTTATTGGGTTCGATGTTGGACCTAGCTTGATCGCTTGTACCCTTAAATCGAATGGCTCTAACCCAGAAATAGCGAACGTCATCTTCAGCAAACTCTGACGCATCGCCAGCACCAGGATTAGACTCTACCGTGAACTGACTACCGTCTGTTTCACCTACCTTTACCGCGTTCGCAAAATTATTAGTGCTAGAAGCAAATACGTGTATCGTCTCGAAGTCTTGCGGGTTGCCAGGGTTGGTCCAGTCTAGGAAAACCTTATTGTCAGATGAAATGCCTCTAAGCGCAGACGGGCTGGGAACGCCTCTAAAACCGTCTTCAATGGTGCCGTCTGATGTAATTTGCGAATAGTCTCCGCTAGCTGGATCGTTGTAGCTTTGGTCAGAGTCTTCGCGTAGCGTTAGGTTTACGCCGCCCTCTTCGTTGAATGACCAGCCAACGCATTGGAAATCTTTGTTCCCCCAATCAAGTTCATCCAACGTTACTTGGACTCGATCACCGACCGCTACGCGCAACGCGGTCATGTTCGCTGGGAATATGACGACCTTCTGTTGATCAGTTAGCTGGATAAGCTTATTGGCAATACGCTGTGCCATGTAGCTACTGTTGGTCATGTTGAGCGCAATTTCTTTGCTCAACGTTTCACCACTATCGCGATTAACAGCATCAGATAGCTGAACTTCAGGGAACTCAGTTGTCTTATAGTTAGACGCAGGGTCAAGGAAAACACCCTTGATCGTGTTGAATCTATCGCTACGCTCTAAGCTGGTCTTAACGCTAACGGGCGCAGTTAAATCGTCCTCAGTAAGCTGAACAGTGCCTGCTTCCCATATCCCGGCACGGGCAACGTACTTGCCATTCACATAGCTCAGGTTGCCATTCATCGATGACAAGATCTTGTTGATATTGGTTCGATGGCTATCTGTGCCAAAGACAACACCGTTACACGTGAACCGCTTTTCAGTGCCGCCAGGGACGTTAACAGAAACATCACAAGCATCAGCCGCCGTGGCTATTGCGTCCCAGTCGATCTTTGACTCTACAATTCCCATCCCAAAAGATGGTCTAGAGGCATTGCCCGTACCAGAACCTATTCCTGTAGCTGTGAACCTAACGCCGACAGTGTTAGAGGCAGCTCCAATCGCTGTGAAGTCAGTGGTTCCTATAGATTCAATCCGATAGTCTCTGCCAACAATGAACGAACCAGCGTCAGTAAAATCTACTGCTGTCAAATAGTCAGCTAAACACAAAGCTGGGTTATCCGACCAATCATAAGTAGAAGGATCTGTAAATCTATGATCCGAAACTCCAAGGCCTATGTCATAGGCTGATGATGTAGAGTCCTTCCTCGGGTCATAAACCTTCCTTCCCTTCACTAACGCCTTAATGTCACGTGGCGTGTACTTGTCCCAGATCTCTGCGCTATCGTCGTTGAGATTCCATTTAGTGACAATGTAGGCGATTCCCTTGCCATCATGATCGACAGTCCACTTAGATGGGAACGCCGCTCTAAGCAAGATGTCAGCGTCTTGGGTTGATGTTCCGAGATACTTGTTGATCTGAACGATTGTTGTCGATGGACTACCAACTGGACCAAACGTGCCAGACCCGCTGACCGCGCCGGTAGTCCCTACATCTATTGCGTTTGTTGAAGTCGCGGCAATGTCGGAGCTCGGAATTACGATATTGTCAAAGTGGATATCAGTAATAGATTCGCATTCATGTCCTGCGAGCGCGATACAGTAGTAAAGATCTCTGTTCTCGGTGCCTGCCGTGCCCATAAATGCCACTGGTCCTGAGACCAATGATTCTCCGTAGACAACCTTGTGCGCCTCAGTAGTGCCTCTTACCGTCGCCTGCCTAGACCTGTCGGTGTCCACCTTTGGCATTTCGATCTCGAAGAGGTTCATAACCTTCTTCGCGACAAGCGCACCACCTGCGACAATTGCACCGCCAATGGCGATCATTGCACCTTGGCCAAGGGTGTAACCACCTATAATCCCAAGATTAACTGCGGCTGTTAAAGCGAACTGAGCGACTGCTATTAAGACTTGTGGCATATATCCCAACCTGCGACGATGTAATCGCTAGAAATTTGAATCATTCCTTTTCTGACTAGGCAAACAGCCTTGTCTTGTAATTTGACGCCCATTATTTGTAGATCGTCAATTAGTATTATGACGGGGTTACCGCTTGCCAGATCTTTCGGGTTTTCACAAACAGGCCCGAGGACAGTCGATGCGGTAGCTACTAGGTCGCCATTTTTGGCGATGATTTCTAGCGCTGACCCCTCAGAATTATAGTGGAAATCTGACAGATAGTCTTTTCCGGTAAGCTCTTTGACAATGAATCCGGTAAACTGGCAACAATCAATCGACCCGTATTTAAACTCTTGGCGTTGCCATTTGTTTAAAGCCGATAGTACTTTTTCCATTATCTCGCAAATTCGTTGGCTTCTTTGATATCGCCTGGAGTTTGAGGTGTTCCAGTTCGTTCAGCGGTGCTTGGGCTCGGCCCCCATTTGATCTTGAGACCATCTATCAAATGTATATGATTAAAAAATAGATCACCAGCAAATCGCTTTTGCTGCCCCGCGTTCGTGTACATAAGGTTGGCTGATTTATCAAACCTAGACAGCTCGCTTTCGCAAGTAAGCTGTATCGCATCACCCCCATCATTGCCTACGGATACGCTCATCTGATCCATAAACCCAGCCCAAAACTCTGTAGGGTCACCAATTAGTTCATCGTCATCGTTAAGCAAGCCCACGTATAACGTGACTGGGCTAAGGTAGTAGTCTTCAGTCAACGCTTTAGATGCGAGCGTAGTGTCAAGGCCAGAAAGCGTTAGCTGCAGGGCATACGGGCTTACATCCATGCCTTCTTCTACTTTCCCTACTTGCGCCAAGCTGCCTAACCCAGACCAGTCCTGCGAATCCGAGGTGGTGTAGGTGCCGATACCGTTATGAACGTACATTGTCGCACCACCTGGAAACTCAAGCTTCGCAAACATGACCAAATTGACATGCTGCGCCTGTAGAGCTGTCAGTTGCTGGGCTGTGAAATTACGGCTCATGCAAGTACGTCCTCAACCACTTCAATACTAAAGTTACTAATCAATCCGGGCCTAGTGTCCCAGCTAGATTGGCTAGCCAGCATGAACACGCCTACTACTGGTAGCTTGTAGTCTATTACATCTCCGTCATTGGTAGGCTTACGTATTGGTGGAGACAGCGGAATGCCGTTAGTGGTCGTAGTCGAAAGATCGTTATTAGGCTTCTCAAACTGAAAGACACCCGCATTGAGGTCTACGTCCTCGCTAACGATGTGCAATTCGTTGTTAAAGGCTATGTAGTCACCAGCTTTAAAGTAGTCTGCTACCGTGCCCGTAGGGCCGTCAGCAAGCAATATAGGCCCGGTCTGACCAGCACCGTTGACCAGAACAGTATCTGGCGTCAACTCCGGTGCCGCTCCACGCCTAACCGCGGAATGGTCTTGCAAATATATTCTATGCTCTTGGCCATTCAGTTTAGATAAAAACGCCTTCATCTCAGCGCGCTGGTTGCCCGATAGATTGTTGAACGTCATCGAGATCTTCCACAAAGATCCCTTTCGACCAATCGTCTGCACAGCATTTGTTATCGGGCTGCGAAACGTTTTCGTATTGGTTACCAGCTCAACCGTGTTAGAACTCGGTTCTATGTTAGGAAAAGCATATACCGTCATTACATTCTTCTCCTTCGCATGAGATCTTGCACCGTTGCTATTGTCTGCTGCGAAGTTGCTTGCATAGCTTGTTGTATCTTCTGATCGACCTCTGGGCCAGAACCACGAGCGTCTACGTTGTTAATTATAGTTATCCCCTTCGATTGGCCCTTAGTATGATCGACGACTGTTTCATTCGGGTGTAGGATCGCCGGGAAACCGCCCTTTCCGTCAACACCGCCAGATCTAGATCCCATGCCGGTGAAGCCACCGCCGTCGAATGACTGCTGCCTAATTTGCGCAACATGGCCTAAACCAGCAGCAACCTGCGCAGCCGCCATTGCAAAAGACAAAGGCGGCGGATACGTTTCAATGGCTTTGGCAGCACCCGTGTAAGTAGACATGATGGCTTGAGCAATATTGTATGCCTTAGAGATAGCAAATAGCTTTTTGTTGTTTGCAGATATTCCTTGAAACATCTCGCCCAAATCATCCATGACCATCTGGGTTTGTTGCGTTCTAGTCTTATCCTCAAACTTGTTGCTCTTTTCCCTAAGCTCCTTTTTCTTCTGCTCAAAATCTTCCAGTAGCTGCAACTGCAAAGCATAAGCTGCTTCTGTTCCGATAGCATCATTACCTAGCGCTTCCGCAACTATTTGATTTCTTCTGACGTATGAGTCGAACAATGCCTGTTCTTCAGTCATAAGAGACTGACGCAAACTATCTATATCGCCTACGGATTTTTCTCTTTTCTTTCCCGCTGCGGCAGCGTCAAGTTCATCAAACGCCGTTTTCAACACTTCAGTTAGGCCAAGCGCTGCAGCCCTAGCCCTAAGCATCTCAAGACTGCTCTTGCCGATATTGGCAGCTTGCTCAACGACAGATCGAGAAAAGTTTTCTTTCTCGTCGGCTAATTCTTTCTCTTTCCTTAGCTGTTCATCTAGGGCGTCATTTTCTGCTTTAGCTGCATTTATTCTGGCCTGTATCGCCATGACCAAATCTATGTCTGATTGCTTTAGACCTTGATTAGCAAGCCTCAAACGCATCGCTGCATCTTCGCCTTGTTCCAGCTTGGCAAGCTCAACCTCTAGCGCATTAATAGTGCCAGACAGGGCATCTGCATACTGTTTTTGCGCTTCTATGGCTTCCTTAAATCCTTCCGAGCCTTCTTCTAGCGCTTTGTTAAAGTTTTCCTGCAACTCGGTCAAAGCTTCTACGGCAACCTGATTTTCGACAGCCCCAACTGCCAAATCATTAAGAGCAACTTTGATTAAATTAAAAGCTTTCTTCTGCTCTGTAGTAGCTTTCGCGCTATGCTCGGTTTCGTTTATTAACTTTGTGAAAGAATCTATCGACCCATCTACGCCATTGGCAACATCTACCGCAGCTTCAGCCAAAGCCCGTGAAGACTCGGTGACCAATCCAAATTCTGTATTCAATGTAGCGATGTTTTGCGTTATAAGGTCGCCAAATTGAGTACGCTTATCAAACTGCTCGATCTGCTCCTGCGCACCCAGGGTTGCGGATTCAACCTCAAGCATAGCGCCAACAAGAGCACCTTGTAGCTTTTGTCTTGCTAATTGTTCTGAATGCTGGGCCAAGGCTATGATGTCATCGGTCAACACACCGACACCAGCACCCATATCCAGCTTCATGACATCTGCAACTTTTCTCGCCGCTTCCTCTAATTCTTTTAAGTGATCAGTTGTCTTAAATATGCTAGGCATTAAATATGTGCCTAACGCAGCACCAACAGCTAAAAACGCACCGACCATTGCGCCACGGCCACCAAACAAAGAAACAATCTGCGAGCCCTGCTGACCAAATACAAGTAAGGCGTTTTGGCCCATTTGAAGCTGGACTGCAATATCCTGAATTTGATGACCTACCTGACCAAAGCCGCCACTCATCAAACGAAGACCACGGTTCAAATTCATTTGGGCTTTTGCGTGACCAACTGCAGCGCGAGTAGCCATTCGCTGCGCCATTACAGCTTCAATCTGAGCTTTCGTAGCGCCCATTTGCTGCAATTTGTACCGCTCTATCTCATCTTCTGTTTTGCCCGTCAGTATTGCTTCTTCTCGAAGCTTATGTATCTTGCGAGCAATGGCATTATTAAGGTTTTGTGTCGCTTGCGCTGCTTCTTCCTGCTCGCGCACAGCCAACTCCTGCTGTGCCTTTTGAGCCTTCAGCGCCTCGATGTCATCGTAGATTTTGCTGATTTGATCTTTCTGCGCTTGAGTAGCGCCGTAGGTCCTCGCCTCAAATATAGATAGTTCTTTTGCAGATAGACTGAGGGCTCGGACTTGTTTGTCCAAACCTTCAATAATGTTGTTTATTCCTTGATCGCGGAATGCTTGAGATGTTTTCCTGGCGCGTTCAGCATTGCGCTGAAACGACATAAAGCCAATCTTAGTATCATCATCTATTAGTAGTCGGGCTAGGACCGCGTCTTGCATTGCCATTTTTTTCTTGCCTTTCGTGCCTTAGCCTAAAAAACGTCCACCAATGATCGAACTCGGATACCGTCATTGCAAGTATTGTAGATAATGGCTGACCAAGTTTGTCCGCTAACTCATACATGTAGTAAAGCTGAGTCGGATCCCCTTGGTCATTTATGAGTTTTTTTCGCGTTCCTCCTCATCGCCAGATGAGTTTAGTACGAAGGTAGCAACCCTAGACACTACATCAGGATCGACTTTGCTTCTCAATGCCAGTTTATCTTCGAGCGAAAAGACGGGTTCTCCTTGCTCGTCACATGTCCCCAGTATCACAGCAAAGATTAGGAATTCTGTGTTATCTGAATCTGCACGAGCAAGCATTTTACTCTTGTCGTGCAGTGTCAAATTTTTGGCGTACAAGGTGGTATTCCACTCAGGTACTTCCAGCTTCCTAATTTCTTTGCTATTGAAATGCTCTACCGCAGCTTCAATTAGCTTGCTCATTAGGAAACAGTACCCTCAACAATAGCGCCATCACCTTGGAAGGTAATAGATGCTTCTACCAATCCGTCAAAGCTACTTGATTTAGAAACGCCAGTGATAATACAGGTGCCAGTCAAAGTTACATCCCCTGGGGTGTTACCTTCTGGCTGAAAGATAACTGATACGTTATCTGCGCCAATAGTGATCGCGTCTTGCCCGACATCATCTGGATCCCAGTAGACATCGGCAGAACCCGTAAATGAAGTTAACGTAGCGCTGTACGTTCTAGCCGCTAGACCCATCGTTGTGGTCTCGACAGTGTCAGCAGTCTCTTCAATTGAAAAACTTCTTAAGTTACCAACAGCGCTGCCACCTACTGTGATTACGCCGTTTCGACCAATATAAGTCGTCGCCATTAGTTAGCCTCCTCGACTATCTCTTCTTTTACATCGGCTTCAGGCAAAGCCTTCGGCTCATCTTTCTTAGGTTTGCTCTTCTTTGGCTCGGCAGTCCAGCCCTTCGCCAACATTGATTCAACCTTGCTAGGGTGCGCATTTACTTCTGCGCCGTTCTTATATAACTTCATAAATCACCTATACTGCCGTTTCTGGCGCATTGGTTATCGTTCTGTATTGTACGATAAAATTCATCGTAGCAACACCTACGGGGTTTTCTCCTTCCCCATTAAATTCTATGTCTGTAGACTCCAAATGGTTGAATTTACACGTACCATTTAGCGTTCTGTCGTTCGCCATAGCAGTCTCTACTTCAGCGCAAATCGTGTCTACAACGTCATCAAAGTCAGTATTCACCTTGACGTATCCCTCGACCACAATAGTCAATTCACGCATTAGGCCGATAGTAGTGCCGATAACATCAGCATTAGAAGTTTCTGACTTGCTATAAATAACTAGGGCAGGCAGATTAGCCTCGCTCAAAGCGTATACTCGAGACTGGAACACATTGTTACCGGTAGTCGATAACCCTGTAAGAATCGTACCAACCCGTTCTCTTATCTGCTGCCTTACGTGGCTCATTGCTCTTCCAATTGGATCTCAGAGATGCCTGTGCCATCTGGCCTGATATTCACTACTTTATGTGTTTTTGCATCAATAACCATGGTATCGCCATGAGCGATGCTAGGGGCGTCGGCTGTCCTAATAACAGCCATTGGCTGGTTAACCTCTACGGCTACCGTGCCTGTTTCGACAGAATAATAATCGTTTAGCAATATGCACTTAATTACGGTAGGCGATCCGCCTTCGGGCGTGAAAGTGCAGTCCACGCCAAAGTCTGACAACATGACAAGCCTGTCTTCTGCTGTCTCAACCATCTAAATCTTCTTTCTTAGGCCGGCCGCGTCTCTTTGGCTTCTCGTCGGAATCTTCTAGTCCAACTGACCTATTTTCGACTACCGGCTCGTCGTGTGGAACGATACGGCCCATAGCCAACAAATCTCTAACGTCCTTTTCAGGCACAGCAATTACAGAACCAGCGCTAACCGACTTGTTATCTATCCTGCAACTTTTAAGTACTTTGTAGTTCATATGTCACCAAGAATCGGGGGGCCGCAGCCCCCCTTATCTATTAGCTACCGCCGTCGTTTCCGAGACAGAAAGATACCGCGTGACGTACTGCCACATCCATCGTCTGGATTGCACGGATTCGGATAGTTCCTGACAGACCGTTGGTGTATGGGTCGAGCAAGATGTCGAGTCCGCCCCACATACCTACGAGAAGGTCGCTGAAGTTACCGAAATACAGATCACCAGCTTCTACTTGATTAGAAACGATTCCTCTGTAGCCGTTCATTGTGCCACCGGGCTCTACAACGAACTGACCAGAACCACTGTCCTTGACAGTAGTCTTCAATCCGCCATACATGTTGGCCGACAAGATGTAAGACAGGTTGCCAGCAAGAGCATTGTCTTCAGCTACTGCAGTTTCCATCTCTACAACCTTCGCGAACGAAGGGATAGTGATCGGTGCAGTACCAAAATCAACAGTGTTGATTCCAGCAGTGTTTTTGATGCCAGTGGGTGAACCACCAGTGCCGTCTCCTCGAAGGGCTGCAAGGTCCATAGAAAGAGCGATGGCTTGTGCGATAT